AATGTTCCAACACTCATCGATCTATCACCATTTTTCACAGGCACAACGTTTCCAGATGAGTCTAAAGTACCACCCGCATTAAGAATATCTATTTCTTCTTGAGTATATGTTTTTTCTGATGTACTAAATTCAAACCCGTCAGCAGTTTTTTCAACTATTACATTTCCATCTTTATCTTTTTTCTTATTATCAACTTTATTCTTGTCTTTATCCTTCTTCTTACCAAATCCAAATAATCCAAGTATTCCATCATAAAGTTTCCTTATCGCAGTTTCACCTGCTATACCACCTGCTAAAACAAGAATACCATATAATATCCTCGCACCAGGAATCGGTAATGCTAACATGGGTGCTAATAATTTAGCAGTCGCAGCAGCTGCAGCAGCATAACCAGCGGTAGCAGCGAGTGCTTTACCTATACCATCACCACTTGCTAAATTTATAACAAATGTCGCTAATGGACCTCCAAACCTTTTAAATAGTGTTTTTAATCCTCCCTTTACACCAACTGCACTCAATAATTTTGCTAGTACATTCTTACCTGGTAATTTGTTGAATAGTTTTCCTATAGTATTTTTCAAAGGATTTAACATATTTCCAGCACGATTCAATAAACCCTTTGTCTTTCCTACAACTCCACCTGTTGTTGTTGGATTTGACATAGCACCAACATTTTTACCTTGACCAAAAAGAAAATTTTTCGTTCTTGCAAATAAACCAGGTTTAGCATTTTTTGCTACATCATCAACACCAGTTAATAAACCTTTAGTTTGAGTTCCTGCTAATGTTTTCGTGATATTACGACCACTTTGTAGAAGAGGTCTAGTAATATTTGATGGGACTGGTATTTTAGTTTTCTTTCTAAAAATATTAGCAATGAACTTTGAAATCCTGTCAAATACAAAAATACTACCAAAATATGATATTATTCCTTTAATACCACCACCCGCAAAAAACCCACCACCTAACAATGCTGCATTTTTAACAAGACCAGCAAGTAAAACTTGAACACCTTTTAATCCTACCTTTAATAATCCACCAAAAGCTGTTCTTGCAACAAGACCCGCAAAATTTCCTATCAATCCTATCGTATTTTTTATACCTAATGTTATCGCAGTCAAAGATCCTGCAATAATGGTCAGTCCACCTATAAATCTTGTTTTTAATTTGTTTATCTTATCTACATTACCCTCTGCCATAGATTGTAATAGATCTATGCCAGTTATTGTTAACCATCCACCAGCTAAAGTGAATAAGAACTTTGTTAAACTACCCAAAGTATTTTGAGTTTTTTGCCCTATTCTTTGAAGTGGTTGTGATAATGATTGTTGAATTTTATTTTCTAACTGACTTTCTTTTCCCTCTCTTAATCCTTGCTCCGCTAAAATTCTTTCACGGTTTTGTTTTGCTGCCTCTCTCTGTCTTTCTAGTGTATCACTTACTGATAAATTCTCTTGTATTCCTTTTAAATTTGTATTAACAAAACCTAGAGTACCAGATATGCTACTTAACTGCTGTGATACTGTAGTTATTGATAGTGATTGTTGTTGTAATAATGATGTTGTTACAGGATCTGCCTGATTTTGTCTAGGTGCACCAAGAAAACTAGAAGAAACATTTCTCCTAACTGCATTTATTCCTCCTGCTAGTGGTGAACCAAACTCATCCATTACGTTCTTGTTGTGCTTTTAAATTTTCCTCTTCGACAAATTGTTGTAGAAGTGAAACATAAATTTCTCTCTCCCACGGTATCATGTTTTCAAGCTCTGTTAAGCTATATTTATGGTGCTGCATCAAAGCAAAATTTAATTTATAGTATGACACTAAATCTTCATGTGCCATACTTATCCGAAAAAATTCTGCAGCCCCTCAATTACTATTTCACTTTCAACTTTCGTATTTGGATTCAAAACCTTAACTGTATGTGACAATTTAGGCATAGTATCAAAAAACTTTTCAATCTCTTTGAATTGAGATGAATTAAGTTGCTCTAAAAATTCAGTTAGTTCTTTTTTAGTGCAATCTGCTTGTGTCCAAGACTCTTCTTCTGAATATACTTGATCAATACATTGAGCGATTAAATCAAAAGTATCGTCAACTTTTATATCTTCAGCATTAAAATTAGTTTTAATAAACTCATTTAATGATGGGTATCTCATTTTAAGAGTATAAGTATCATCTAACTTAATGTGAGGATTATGATTTTCAGATTTCTGCACTTTTATGTCATCAATATTAATTGACATTGGTACTTGTGTTTTTCCATCATCTGGACAAGTAACCATAACTTCAATATGTTCTCCAACAGATTTTCCACGAACATTTAAGAACAAATATTCTATATCAAAAGTAGATAATTTTTCAACTTTAGTACCTCTTGTTAAGATACATGATGATAAGATACTTTTGACTGCGTTTGCAATCTGTTTTTGATCTTGTGACTCTAAAGCAATAATTAAAATCTTCTCTTCTTTGACTAGAAATGGTCTATACTTGATCTTTCTATTTGATGAAGGAAGCACCAACTCATAGGTCGGTGTTGCAATTTTTGGTAAAGGCATAATATTCTAAGCACTTCAGTGTGATTATTTATAGGGGTTATCTGCGACCAGTTCCGATATTTGTTCCCGATCCAATTTGTTGATTAGCAAGATTATTTACAGAAGTTCTCCCCGATGTAGAGTTTACTACGCTTGGCTCACCAGCAGCTCCTAATCTTTGAACGTATGTTCCTCTATTCAAAGTATTCTCCAATACACTTGTACCGTCCCGTTCATCATTACCCCTACCGAATATTTCATTATAAGCTCTTCTTAGGTCTCTTACAAGTGAGGTTGACTCACCACAAACATAACGGTCAAAACTAAAAGATGCACTTGCCTTTAATACTTGAGAACCTTGATATGAAACTCTTGTAGAATTTAAGGAAAGTGGAAATAGACCAATAAATCTATACTCTAAAAACTGTTTATAATTTCTTTCAAATTTTACGATACGTGTATCATTTGATTTGTATTCATTAGGATAATTTAATTGATAAAAATAAGTATCATCTGCTGGATCAGCTATTGCTCCTGTAATATATTCCATCCAATGCTCTAAAAATTTCATTGATTTATATTCATTATCAACATAAAATTCTAAATTAATTTGAGTGAAGTTTCTTGTATGTGCAAACCTCTCTATCACTCCTTGATAATCACCACGAGTATCAACAGATGCCATTGCACTTCCTGGCAATACTGCATCACTACATAACAATCCTGCATCTTCTACTACGAAACGATCATTAACACCTTTTCTTCTTAAAAATGATCTTAATCCACTACTATTTCTACTATATGGTAATGCAAACTTTACTAAAAACTGAGATGTTTGTGCAACATTCTGAAATCTAGGTAAAAAATCCGATATTGGTCTTGGTCTTGGTGCTGGCACTCTAAATAAAATTACATATCATATGTATTTAGATGTCTTATAAGGGAAAATATTATCCATCCTTTCCCAGAAAATATAAAGGTGATCCGACTAATATAATTTACAGGTCACTCTGGGAAAGAAAGTTTATGGTGTATTGTGATAAAAATCAAAATATTTTAGAATGGGCAAGTGAAGAAATAGCAATACCTTATCGTTCGCCAATTGATAATCGAGTTCATAGATACTTCCCAGATTTTTATATGAAGGTCAAAGAAATGAATGGTAGAATAAAAAGGTATGTGATTGAAGTGAAACCAGCAAAGCAAACAAAACCACCAGCAAAACCAAAAAGACAAACAAAAGGTTATATTCGTGAAGCATATGAGTATGCAAAAAATCAAGCAAAATGGAAGATGGCAAGAGAGTTTTGTGCTGACCGTCAATGGGAATTTAAAGTTGTTACAGAAAAAGAGTTAGGAATATGAGTCGTATAGATCCAATTATGAAAAATCTAGTCGGGAACGAAAATCCTGATGATTTAGCACAAGAAATATTAGAAGTATTAACTGAAGGTAGTAATGTTCCAGAAGAGGGTAATTATTATGTGTTTGTATATCAACCTAAAACTCCTAATATTAGATATGATGCACACCCACTTGTTGCAGTAACAGATGTTTTTCAATGGGGTTTTCGTGGTATCAATTTTCACTGGGGTCAAGTAAGGCAATATACTTTTCCAGAAGTAGTTGGAGGATTATATAAAGTTGATGAAATGGAGCTTAGAGACTTACGAACCATTCCTTTTGGTAGAATACGTCTAAATACTTAAAAAAGTAGGTCGATCATGAAGAGTGGAGTAAATTTTGCAGATAGAAGAAAGTGGAGGGGAAGTAGTTATACATATCCAAAGACTAAACAAATAGGAAATCAGAAAGAACAAATAGAGACAAAAAAGAGTAATGCAAATAATAAACTTAACGAAAGTAAAAAATCAGTAGATAGAAGTAAAGGTAAAGATAGACATTTCCCTCATCCAAAAGTCATGGGTTATCCTGTTGCAAGAGGACCAAGAGAGGAAACGGGTGATACTTTATTGATTAAATGTCTTGAATATCTTCCACCAGAAACAACAACATCATATGAATATACATTGAGCACTGCAGAAAAAGCTGGAAAGGTCGGTGATCAAAATTATAATAAGGGTGATTTACTAAGAACAGATAAGGGTAAAATTGCTACATCAATCGCTCCAGAAACTTTTAAGATGGTTAATAATGGAGCAAGTGACCAATTGCAAAAAATGAAACATATTTACTACGTTGAACTTCCTATTCCTCAAGATGTTAATGATAGTAATACTGTGACATGGGGTGATGACTCTCTTAATATACTTCAGTTAGCAGGTCTCGCAGTGGCACAAAAAGCACTCACTCAAAGACCAGGTCAAACCTTTGATGAAGCAAAAAATTTACTTACTAAAGGTATTTTCCAAGCATCAAGAGAATTTGATGAAGGAACAAAGCAAGGAATCGTTGCTGCTGTGACAGGAAAGGCAATTGATAATTTAGGTGGTAATATTAGTGTGAATAGTGCAATTGGAAGAGCAACAGGAATGACACTTAATTCTAATCTTGAATTATTATTTGATAGTGTAAACTTAAGAACATTTCCATTTTCAATTAATTTCTCACCAAGAAATGCAGATGAATCTATGATGGTAAAACATATAATCCGTGCATTTAAAAGTTCAATGGCAGCAAAAAAGGGAACTAGTGATGTTGGACAGGGTGGTATATTTTTAAGAGCACCCGATGTTTTTCAATTGCGTTATCTACATCGTGGAAAAGATCATCCATTTTTAAACTCATTTAAACATTGTGCTCTTACTGGTATGACAGTAAATTATACAAATGCTGGAACTTATGCATCATATAGTGATGGCACACCTGTAAGTATTCAAATGAATTTAACATTCAAAGAACTTAACCCAATTTACTTTGAAGATTATCTTGACTTTGAAGAAGATGATAATAATGGAGTTGGATTCTAATGGCATACTTCAAACATCTACCTAATGTATTATATCAATCTCCTTTATCTCACAAGAATTCATCTGGAGATTACATTGCTATTAAAAATATTTTTCGTAGAACAAAATTAAAAGATTATCTTCAAGGTAGTGTAAGTGTTTTTAACAAATATATCATTGAAGATGGTGAAAGACCTGATACAATATCTGAATTACTATATGGTAGTTCACGATATGATTTTGTTGTTGTACTAACAGCAGGTATTACAAATATAAATCACCAATGGCCAGTTCAAGATTTTCAAGTATATAATGTAGCATTAAATAAGTATGGTTCTGAAATAAAAATGAATGAAGTTCATCATTATGAAACATTTGAGATCAAGGATAGTCAAGATCGTCAAATATTACCACCAAATCTTATAGTTGATATTGATTTTAAGATGGATGGTAGTGCACTGAGATTTGGAACAAACCGTTTTACACTTATCTCAGAGGCAGGTAATACTCAACTAGATGATAAAAACGAATATACTGTTGTTACTGATAATATTGCTAGACCTGTTACAAATTATGAGTATGAAATAAATGAGAATGAAAAACTTAGAAAAATAGATGTATTGCAAAGAGGTTATTTAACAACATTTGTTAATGATTTGAGAGATATTGTAAGATATGATAGACATTCTAGATATATAAGTGGAAAATTATCATCAACTGAACTGACAGATTTGACGACATAAAAAAGGGGGTCGTTTGACCCCCTATGTAATTATTCTTCCGCTAGTTTTTGG